CATGTATTGTTGGTAATATGGGAAGTTCTACCAGATTTGACTATTCGGTTATCGGTGATGCAGTCAATCTAGCCGCAAGATTAGAGGCTGCAACTCGTAATTATAAGACTCGCGGTGGGGGTATCGTCAATACAATTTACTCATCATATACCCAAGAACAGTTACCAAATGACCTAAAAGGTGTCGAAATAGACAAAATTAAGGTCAAAGGTAAAGATGAATTGGTAACTATTTACAAACCTCGTTAAAAATCAATGACTTACAAACAAAGATTTGCCTTGACAAAGTATGGCTCATGGCCTATAATAACTATATAAACTGAAAAAAGAGGTGAATTAATGAGTCGAGTGAAGAATTGGGTGATGGACATGGAAGAGTACACAATTGATGCAGCTGCAGAGGTACTTTCAGATGTAGACAACATCACTAGTAAGGATAAAATTACAGCAGATGTAATTGCATACGTCAAAGAACGTATGGAAATTGTTGATGAAAGTTACATAAAAGAGTACTTTGAAGCAAATATTGACGATTTGTGGTATGAGTTTAATTCAAAATATATCTAACTGGGCCTTGACAAATCTTGTTCATCATGTTAGCATAGTTATATATGATGAAAAAAGTGAGTAAAAATATGAAGTTTGAATTCTTTTGTGACCAACCTCAGAAAAAAACTGTGACAAGTCACGATCATGTAATCAACTCTAAATGTGAGTGGAATACGCTGTCTAACAAAAATGCAGAAGTCAAAATATTTGATATTGTGATGGATGCAGTTGATTATGAAACTTTCATAAGACTCTATCATGCAGCTATAGTTTCAGAGTATGTTCCAAAAGATGCGATGGAAACCTATAGAATGTGGTGTACTGATATCACTAAAATACTTCTTGACAATGAAGAGAAGAATTTAAGTAGGTTAAAGATCAAAGAGTATGCTTTGTGTCATCGTGATCTGAAAGACTACAAACAAGAGTTTGATTGGGAAATGGTTGCTTTGAAGAAAGCAAAAGAGAAATACCCACCACGTTATAGAGCTCTGTACTACAGACCCGAAGTAAAACTTGCGTTGGCCGCATAAGAAAGACATAAATAATCTCATGGACGTTTATACTCACACAGTCATAGCAGTCGGCTCAATTGCAATAGCATATGCATTGGGCAGATATATTCAAAACAACACTTTACACGAAAAGGTTGTAGGTTGGGTTCTTGAAAAATTAGAGAAAGATGGTTTTGTTCAAACCAAAACCGACAAAGATGGCGAAAAAGAACTGATGAAAATATCAGAAATTATCGCAAAACATATTAATGGTACTTGACTTTTACATCTAATCATGGTAAATTTATATTATGACTATGCACTTATTGCCTGCGTATTATACTACAACTAATACACGCAAAAAAAAGAAACCCACAAAAAACAAGAGAATTCTTGCGGCTCGTGCTGAACACGAAAAGTTTCTTCGTAAGCACGGCTGTCACCCCGATCAGCTTAAAAATAAACCTAAGAAGTTTATAGAGTGGAAAGGTCATGAAAATGTGTATCGTAGAGAAACAAAACACATACCTAGTCGTATGGATATGGGTATTGCAGACAACGGTACAAAAAAATGCAATATGGAAAAACTAGAAATATCATCTAACTACACTATCGCACCAGCATACAACAAGGGTGCATATCAAGTGATATCAAAAGCAAATGTAAAGGACATTGGAAAATGAGAGTAGAAGTTCGCAATAATAACGTGGATAAAGCTATTCAGATTATGAAAAAGAAACTGCAACAAGATGGCATGTTCAATCAATTGAGAGAACATGAATATTATGAATCAAGAGGTGCAAAACGTAGACGCACTAAAGCAGCTTCAATTCGTAGACAAAAAAGAGAATTAAAAAAGAGGATGGATACACTTGGATATTGATCAAAAGGTAGAAATTGTTGAGTTGAAAGAACATGAAAATCCTTCATCAACTTCAACTCCACTTAAACACCAACACCCATTAAGTTGGTATATTAAATGGGTATCTTCACTGATACTTATTGTTGCAATGATTATGACCACTAATAATATGTGGCCACTAAATATGTTTTTACAATTCATAGGGGTTGCTGGTTGGTTATGGGTATCAATCTTATGGAACGATAGAGCTTTAATAATTGTAAACGCAGTTGCGGTTGCAATATTTCTCAATGGAATTTTTCAATATTTACTAAAAGGGTAAAACATGGCACGAAAGAAAATTACGGTTACTACGGACAATAGTAAGTGGGAAGCACCACCAAGAAAAAAGTTTCGTAAACCTCGTAAACCTATGACTGAAGAGCAAAGGAAAGCTGCATCAGAACGTCTTGCAAAAGCAAGAGAAGCAAGAGCTGCAAAAAATCCCGATTACGGAAAATCTGGTGTGCATCAAAGTATTAGAGAATTGAATGATGACCACCAATTACATCCAGATAAAGTTAAGGATTGGATTAAAACACAGAAAGACCTTGTGAAAACTGAACGTGCAGCTGTGCGACAAAATATAAAAGGAGCAATTGCGAAACTTGCAAACCATGAAGGGTACATTCGTAATATGCAAACGTATCTTCGCACTGGCGATTGGGTTGATAATTTTTATGGAGAACACCAACAAGGAAAAGTAAAGTGGCGTTGCACAGCATTATCATATCATTGGTATGGGCCAAAGAAGGGTCTACCAAAACGTGATGTTGGTACTTTTTATAATGACTTGGGTTGTACATGGACAAAGGAAATGGCGTTAGAGGAATAGTGATTTGGAAGAAGATGATGGTGAACGTGGCCAAGTTATTAAGGGGCCATGGAAAAAAAGACAGGTAAAGCAACCTGATGAAGCTCAACGCGATCTTTTAATAAAACAAGAGTTTGCTGAAGAGTTAACACAGGAATTAGTTGTTCACATGATTCAAATGTGCAATGATAATGAAATTGATGTTTCTGATGAAATCTTTCTAAGAGATGTTGGTATCATAATTGAGTTTACAAGAGGGATGGTCTACAGGGCTATGAAAATGAGATATCCCACACAAACAATTGTAGATACATTTGTTAATGTTTCTCTAGACCCCGATGGAATGAAACACACTGAAGTTGATATGGAACATTTAAACAAATACATTGCAATATTTCAAAGTGAGGATGATGATGATCCTAGTTGATATGAGCCAAATTTCAGTTGCAAGTGTTATGATGCATTTGCATATGACTAAAGAAACTAAACCAGATGATAATATGGTTCGCCATATGATTTTAAATTCACTACGCATGTATCGTACTCGTTTTAAATCTGAGTTTGGTGAACTGGTATTATGTTATGATTCCAAACACTATTGGAGGCGTGATTATTTTCCACAATATAAAGCTTCTCGTAAGACTACCAGAAAAAAATCTAATCATGATTGGGATGCTATATTTGAGTGTCTTAATAAAATCAAAAAAGAATTTTCTGAAAACTTACCTTACAAGTTTATAGAAATATACGGTGCAGAAGCTGATGATATTATCGGTGTTCTTAGTGCAGAAACTTCTGATGAAGTTATGATACTATCTGGCGATAAAGATTTTATTCAACTACAAAAGTATCCTAATGTAAAACAATATAGTCCGATTACTAAGAAAATGGTAGATGGTGAAAATCCTGTTACATACCTTCAACAACATATTTTTAAGGGAGATACCAGTGATGGTATACCTAATGTGTTATCACCAGACAATACATTTACTGAGGGGTTGCGTCAACGGCCGTTAGGTGCTAAAAAGATTTCATCTTGGATTGATAACGATGTTGATGATGTTTTGCCTAATACTGAAGTAAAAAGAAACTATCAACGAAACAAAAAATTGATTGACCTTACCTGTTGTCCAGAAGAATTGTCTTCTGAGATAATACATACATATAAGGAAGCGATAGTTAATGACCGTAGTAAATTATTGAGTTATTTTATTAAAACGAGGTTAAAAACTCTAACTGAATCTATAGGAGAATTTTAGAATGGATTTATTAATATCAGAGATTTTGGACAAGGTGTCCAAAGCAAAAACAAAACAAAACAAGATTGCTCTACTAAAAGAGCATGATAGCCCAGCACTAAGAATGGTTATCAAGTCATCATTTGACCCCAAAATCAAATGGTCGTTACCAGAAGGTGAAGTTCCTTTTAAACGAAACGAAGCACCAGCTGGTACTGAACACAGTGTTCTTTCTTATGAAAGTAGAAAACTGTATCATTATATAGAGGGGGGAAACAATGCTATCACTCAAAGCAAAAGAGAAACTATGTTTGTTCAAATGTTAGAAGGACTACATGAAAGTGAAGCAGATGTTCTTGTAGCCGCAAAGGATAAAGTTTTACACCAAGCATATAAGGGTTTATCAGCAAATGTTGTAAAGGAAGCTTTCAACTGGACTGATGAATATATGGTAGATGACCATGCTGTTTACCACCAAATGCCTGGGCCTGCAAATGGGTGAGTTTT